TGATGGCCGACCGAGAATCAATTACGGGACAGGAAGATGATCCGGATTCTGTCACGAATACATAGGATCAAAGTTGCGGTTGCTGCGTCTGTGCGGACCAGCAAACGAATACAAGCACAATATGTCAGATGAAACAATGAGTGCCGATGCGATGCTCGCTTTGGCCAATGATCACGATGCTGGTGTCGATATCGACAGCCAACCACGGGAGCAGACTCAAAATAAAAACGAGTCAGCTTCGGTTGAGCAAGATTCCTCCAATGAGGGGAGTGCCAGTAAAGAGGTTAATAACCGCGAGCAAGATGATGTAGGCACGAGCAGTAAGTCAGAGACCGATTCAAAGGCCAAGCAGAAGGAGGAGAAGCCGAAGGATCAGAAGAGCAAATTCGCCCAGGATCAGAATCGAAAGACCAAGACCTGGGAACAAATCAACGCTGAGAAGGAGGCTATCAGGGCCGAGCGCGAGGCGGTGAGGCGTGAACGGGAAGAGTGGAGCAAGCAACGGGAGCAATCCACGGTTGCTGATACCAATTCTTTTCGGGACGAAAAGGGTTACACTGCGGAGGATTACGAGGCTGCGGCCAAGGAATTCGATGCGGATGGTGACTCTCAGTTGGCCAAGGCAGCGCGAGCTAAGGCTGATGGCGTCCGTAAGACCGTGAGTGTGAAGCAGCAGCAGGTTCAGCAGGAACGCTTTACGAGGACTTGGTCAGATAATTTCAACAAGTTGTCCGAGAAGGAGACTTGGTTGAAGGATCAGTCTACGCCCGAGTACAAGCGAACGGTTGAGTTGTTGCAGCGCATTCCGATCTTAACAACGCTGCCCAATGGGTTAGCCCATGCGGTAGAATTGATGAAGCTCCAAGATACTGCGGGTCGATATCAGTCTGTAGAAGCCGAGAATAAGTCTCTGAAAGAACAGCTCAACAAGCTCCAGCAGAAGACCGCCATTGGTAAAAGCGTTCCGGCAGGACAACTCAAGACCGAGGAGAAAGATTTCTCACGGTTATCCATGAAGGAGCAAAGGGATGCGCTCATACGAGCGACACGAGAGTTCGACCGGGAAAGCAACCAATAGCACAACCACAACTAAAATATGGCAGGCATTACTACTTCAACCACGCTAACCAGTCAGTTCCAGAACTTCTTCAGCAAGGAGCTTCTCTCGATCGTCCAACAGGAGACGATTCTTGATCAGTTCTCCATGAAGGCTCCGATCCCCAAGAACAATGGTAACAAGGCCATCACGATGTTCCGCTTCGGTGCGCCGAGCGTTGCTGGTGTCCAGACCATCAGTTCTGAAGGTACTCCTATCAGCTCTGGAAACTATCGTTCCCTTGTTCTCAACAGCCTCAGCAAGAGCCTCGCTCAGTACGGTCAGGTGATCGGATTGACCGACATCCTCCGCGCTACAGACCTGTTCAACTCCCTCCAGCAGGCCACCAAGACTTCCGGTCTGGACATGGCCCTCTGGGTTGACTCGGTCATTCGTAACACCCTGATCGGATCTAACCTTACTGCGAGCGGTTCTTCTATCGGTTCCGCCGCCGAGGGTGGTGGTACGTTCGATAACTCGGATGCTTGTAACGTCGTTGCCAGTTCTGGTGGTATCAAGGTGTACGGTAACCCCGCTACGCTGACCACTCAGAGCTTCTCCGCGTTGAACAGCGATACGACTGCTGCTAACACCACGATGACCGCTTCGGCTGTCCTCGATTCCATGACTCGTCTGAAGCGTAACCGCGCTCCGATGATCAATGGCGGCTACGTCCTGGCGACCGATCCTCGTGTTACCCGTGATTTGATGCGCGATGCCGATTGGTTGAACGCCTCCAACTACGGCAACAAGGGTACCCCGTTCTACAAGGGCGAGGTGGGTTCCATCTACGGTTGCCGCGTTGTCACTCAGACTAACTCGTTTGTCAGCACCGGCTCCGGTACTGCCGCTGATGAGTTCATCTATCAGGCCACTGCTGCGGGTGGCGGTCTGGCGGTTAGCAAGGACATCATCGCCTCGTTCTTCTTTGGTAATGAGTCCTTTGGTATCCCTGCTTTGACCGGTGATGATCCGTTGTCCCCGAAGGTTGTGATCACCGATACCCCCGACAAGAGCGATCCGTTGAACCAGCTCGTCACCGTTGGTGTGAAGTTGTACTTCGCCGCTCTGCGTTTGGCCGCTGGTAACACCGGCTCCACTGCTAACCCTACCTGGTACCTGGTGCATCGTACGAAGACCTCTACCACGCTGTAATATGCGACCCAAGACGGCCACCATCATGGTGATTGCCGTCGGCCCAAAGGGGCATCGTCGAGAAATCGGTGGTGCCCCTTCTCATTCCGCTTGCGGATGTGATGAGGCTGACAACAATGCGCCAATGATTGCGATTCCAGTCGAGGCTCTTTCCACTGACACGGAAGATGGCCAACAGGCTTCCCCCGAGGTTGGTGATGAAGTTGTCCTACAGGAAGTTCGGGGTATTCTCAAGAAGCTTGAAAATGGTGAGGCTTACGTTGAGATCCAAAGCGTGAACGGTATGCCCGCCGAATACGAGAAGGCCGGCAAGGAATCAATGGAACCAATGGACGAAGAAGGTATGCGAAACATGGTTTCCGAGTACGACAGCGAGATGGAGTCTTAACATGCCGATCTACACCTTCGAGAACAAAGGCAAGTCCTTGGAGCAAATCGCTCCAATGGGAACCGATTCTCTTGTGATCAAGGGTGAACGCTGGACGAGGCAGCCGGTAGCCCGCTTCGGGGTTACCGGTTTTGCCCGCGAAGCCGAACTCAAGGACAAGGTGAAGCAGGGCTTTAGCCGGATGGAAGACCGGCAGGGCACCCGCTTCGAGAGCACTTTCAGCAAGAATCAGATCCGTAAAATTTGGGACATATGAGCATAGAATCTAATCTGGCAACCGAGTATTCGATGGGCAATGCGGGCTTCCAGCTCGTGACCTCTACCGCGTTGACCACTGGCCCATTCGTTGCGATCACCACGATTGCCGTCACCACTTTCACTTCGATCACCGGCAATGGTATCAGCGGCTCTTGGTCCACAGCGGCTATCCCCGCTGGCATCACGCTTCCTGGGCCGATCACGAGCTTCCAGATTTCCAGTGGTCAGGTGGTCGCGTTCAACGGAATCATCAGCTCCTAACCGTGACACTCGCTCTTGGAACACGATTGGCTTCAAGTGGGTCTGGCGGAAACGTCACGCCCGCAGATCTGCCAATCGTGCGCCGGGATCTATTGCAGGAAGACGATTTCTTCGTACTGCAAGAGGATGGAACTGGGAAGATCGTGTTGTCTTTTGGCACCTACGATCGAATGGCAACTGAGCAGGGCACCGATCTCATTTTAACCGAAGCATCCGACAAATTCATTTTAACCGTAGAATAATATGGCAGACACAAAGATCACAGCACTGACGGCGTTGACCGCCGCTGATCCGGCTAATGACGTTATCCCTATCGTTGATGTCAGCGATACCACGATGGCGGCATCTGGTACGACGAAGAAGATCAGCGTAAACAACATCCTCGGAGCATCCGGCACCGCCACCCTCGCCTCCGCCACCATCACCGGCGATCTGACGGTGGACACCTCGACGCTGAAGGTTGATTCGACGAATGATCGGGTGGGTATTAAGACCGCTTCTCCTCGAAGCGGATTCGCGCTCGATGTGCTTGGCAATGTCGCCATTGGAGATTCTACGACTATTGGAGCATACCCTCTAGTAATTGACAGTCTTGGAACCGTTGGAACCGTTGCTTCCATTCGATTTAAGGCGGCCAATGTCACAAAGGCATTTTTCGGTCTTTCTGGTTCATTTTTAGGTGACACCAGTACTGACGCTATGGTTGCAACCGATGCGGCTGGAGCGGGTATTCGGTTCTATGTTGCTGACACTGGGGTCGAAGTCGCTCGATTCAACAGCACCGGCAATCTAGCGTTCGCAAACACTAAAGGCATCGACTTCTCCGCGACTACGAGCGGCAGCGGAACGATGACCTCCGAGCTACTGAACGATTACGAGGAGGGGACGTGGGTTCCTGTTCTAGCGACTGATAATGTTTCTTTTACTTCCGTTGGATATACTATCCAAGTAGGAAAATACACAAAGGTTGGAAATCTTGTTACAGTTACTGGAACTATTCAAACAAATTCAGTTGTAATAGGATCAGCAATCGGTAATGTTTGGATTACAGGACTCCCATTCACACAACCATCTACAGATGCTCCCGGTGGTGTTAATTGCTTTGTTGCACAGTCTTGGGCAGTTGATGCGCCTTTGGCAGGTTATGTATATGATTCTAAGATATACCTTGTTGAACGAGCAACATCTGTTTCGTCATCTGGCCTTGTAAGTGTTGCTGATGTTGCCACTGGAGGGTCCAATAACATTGTTAGATTCTCCGGACACTACTACGTCTAATCCTATGCTCACAGAACGCACTATCTTCTCGCTCTGCGAGGTTCTCCCTAACACGACGCTTCAGGTTCGACTAGCGGACCAGATCGTCGATGGCGAGGTTGTCAAAGCCTCTACATTCCGCCGCTACTGCTTGACTCCCGGCTCAGACCTTACGGGTCAGCCTGAGCAGGTAGTCGCGATTGCCAACGCTGTCTGGACTCCTGCCGCTGTCGCAGCCTACGCCGCAAGCCAA